CCCCATACTAAAAAATAAGCTATCCATGCAGCGACTGCGAAACACCAGAACTGCGCCCACTTCGCTTTGGCTAGATCGGAATCAAAGGCTTTCTGCAACTCTTTCTCTTGTTTCTCTAGCTTTCCTTTAAGTGCCTCAACCTCTGCCCACCGCTTGCCATACTTCTTTAAGAACTCTGCTCGCATTCTTTCTTCTTCTCTGCGTACTTGCTCTTCATGTTCCCATTGCATCAACACACGCTTGAGAAACAATTCTTTTCGTACCTCGTTCTCACGCAGCTCTCTGCGCCTGTCAAGGTTGCGTTGCTGGGCTACATCGGATGCTTCTTTCTGCGTATCTGCAATGCTTTTGGACAGCTCTTTGCTGACCTCACGACTAGCGTTTAGAGAACTGCTGATGCCCTTTGCGCCATCAAGAAACCCGAACTGATCTGCCACATTAGTTGCCGATCTTAATATGGCCCATCCCAGCTAAGAATGTAACGAGGCCAACTGCTCCGACTCCAACAATCCAAAAGAACTTGGTGACCACAGACTTACCGATATTGGTATAGACCTTTTCAATGACACGCTCAGTTACTTTCTCAACGATATCTTCAATCTCTTTGTCAGTAAGCTGTGTCATAGTAATCACGCTTTCTTTCGTACTGTTTTGCGTACTACTTTCTTGGCAGCCTTACGAGCTGGCTTAACTGTTACTGGTTTCTCAATAGGAAACTCAAGGGTTGCCTTTGGTGCAAAGCCAAAGCGGTCTAGGATCCAGGTAAACATGAAATTCATATAATTAATCCTTTAGCTTGCATCATTTATACGAGTCACAGTAAAGTAACTTCCAGTTGCAGAAGTGCCGCCAAAAGCACCAAAAGAACTTAAACCTGAGCCAGTATCTTTTGAATATGTAAATTGAATATATTGATTGGTTAAATGAGTAATATCAAATATAAATTCACCAGCACAATTTGCATACGATGCAAGTGGAACAGTTACAAAATTTTCTACAAGACCACTATCAGGACTACCGCTTATTTTTTTAACTGCTTTTAATGAAAAATTCTTTGCACTTCCAGTTGAGTTATAAAGAATAATATTAAATTTAATTCTGTACTGACCAAAATAATTTAAATAAATTCTGCCGTTTGCAAAATTTGTTGTATCAAAAGTTACTGGATCGTTTCCAAAAACATTAACACCACCGACAAACCCACCAAAATTATTTAAAGGAAAAATATCGTTAGAGATTAAGCCGGATGGCCAATTAATATCTGATGAATTTTTAAATTGACTAGATATATTTAAATTTAAAATATCTTTTGTCTGAACTTGATTGATTGCAGACTGAGCAACAATATAAACAATATCTCCAGCAGTTGCTCCGCTAGATAAAATTACACTAGATCCATTTGTTGCAGTATATGTAGTTGGCGCTCTTAAAGCTCCATTAACAAAAACAAAAATATTATTTGGTGCATAACCAGCATCAAAAATAAATGTTGTTTGTCCAGATGTTGCTGTGTATTGCTGAGACAACATTTGTGATGAAACGATTGGAGTCCAAATTGATCCATCAAAAAAATACAATCTGCTTAAACTGCTGTTGTAATATGTATCTCCGCTGACCATTGCTGTGCCATTGGGTCTCGTTGATGGGTTGGATGTTAACGCTCCATAATAAGCAACGTCTGGCAAATTGCCTTGAACTAGCGGATTGCCCGATGAATCAAACCCAAGATATCTATTTGCTCTTGCACTTGCGCTTGGCAAAGTCATATTAATTGTCGTTGGATCTATTGCTGGCGCTTTAATAGAACGCTCTGCTGTCTCAGCTACTTGTTGCGCATATATGGTCTGCGAGTCTAGGTCAGTATTAAGAGTGCTGGCAAACAAGTCACCGCCTGTCGTATAGTCGCTAGTGCGTTGAATTGCTCTTGCGCCAACAATTGCTATATTGCCTGTGCCAGCGGTTACTAGGGTAATTGATCCTGTGCCGTTAGCATTAATGGTTACGCTGTAATCTGTGGTCAGAGTCAGCAATGTACTGCCCCGATATACAGCGATATCGGTATTGGCAAGAATTTCAAACGTAAAGGCATATGGCCCAACACCAGTATTGGTGTAGACCACTCGTCTTGCTACGTTGGATATCGGATAATCAGCCATAATATTTCCCTAATCTAGTTGATTTTTTCATAAAAGTCTATCGCTTGTATTTCCCATAATCACGCTTTGCTTGCTCTACATCTCTTAGTGCCTCGGCAAGATCGGGGTCTTCTGCAATTAATATCTTCTTAGCCATGCTATATCGATCAGATATCTCTTTTTTAATAATTGCCTGTGCAGCGCCAAGATTGGTAAGAGCCTTTTCCTCTAGGTTTGGTCCAAGATTTTCAATTGCCTTTGCTAATATTCCATCTTGGGTAGCCAGTTCAATCCAGCGGTTGTACTGAGTGGCAGACAATTCAATACCCTCAATACTCTTATCTGGGCCATCAAGTGGAACACCATACTCAACCAATACAGCGTGAGCTGGGCTAAACTTTCCATCAGCTAACTTGAATGGGTTAAACATTTCATAAAGGTTACCTTTTCCAACCTTTTGTACGTCACCAGTAATTGGGTCATACTGACGTGGCAAACTATCGGATGTCAAAGAATTGCGAGATTTGTAGTAATTGACAGCCTCATAGAATCCACGCACAGCCGCATCCATACCAGAAAACTCTGTACTCATTTTCTCTGGCATTGTATTTGATCTGGTTGGGTCTACAATACGTTCAACAGATGCCACAAATGAACTATGAGCGCCTAATGGGGAACCACCAACAGCAAACTCTGTTACTTGTTTGCTTGTGTTTTTAATAAAATCATAAAGTTTTGATGGGCCATCTTTAGAGCCAGATGTAAATATTTTTACAACCTCATTAAATCCTTGGATAGCTGGCTGTTCTGATAAGTATTGATATACACCAAGAGCAGAACCCATTGCCATCTTGTCTAAATCAGATCCACGTCTAGTCAACTGTGCATACTCACCAGCCGTAGCACCGATTCCAAGCAATGTAGCAATTGGCTCTAGACCAGCATAAGAAATGTATACCTTGTCTGGGCTATACTTAACTGACGTAATCTTTTCAAACTCAGCCAACAAGTCTGGGTCAACGTCAGACTTGTTAAACATAAATGAAAATGGCTGCCATCCAGTTCCCTCTAGCGCCTTCTTATCTTCTCCACGCATTGGGCCATAGCCTGTCAACTTACCCTCAAATACACCAGCACTTACTGAATACATCATTGCTCCACCAAGGGTAACACGAGCCATTGCTTGGTCTCTGCGAATACCGCCAGCATTGTAGTCTCCCCAGAATCGTGGGCTTGCAAAGTTTAAGCCTGGAGTTCTAGCAAACGCCTCTAGAGCAATGTTGGTTGGGGTCTTAATAAATGGTACAAATATCTTAATTAATGGATATTGAGCAACTGACTGCATACCCTGTAATGATTTCTCTAGTTCACGAGTAAACGTAACTGTACGAGATACAGCCTTGGCGGCCTCATCAACATCTGGGGTAGGATTAGCAAGCAAGCTGGCAGTTAAGTCGGATGCTTGTTTAGCTGCATCGTCTGGAGACAAGCCTGTTTGTATTAACTTCTTATACATTCTATCGCCCTCTCGGACTGCAAGAGCATTCAATTCCATACGATAGCCAACTGCTTTGTAGAACTCATCCTCTGCCATAAGCGCTCTGCCTGGCAATGTAACGAACTTGCCCCAATAACGTAACGCATTACTAAAGGCTTTGCCTGTCTCAGAGTCACCAAAGTCAATGTCAAATGCATCTCGCCCAACTCGGCCAGTTTCAATCTTAGTGAATGGATCGGTTGACGTATTCTTGACAAATGCAGTAGCAGCTATTTCTCCACCTTCTCTGATACCTTGCAAGAACCCAGCAGCTTGAGCATATACCTCATTCATTGAGATAGCCTCTTCGCCACCCTTGAAAAATAGGTTTCTGCCTTTGCCTATAAAGGATGCAACAGCTCGCTCTGGCATCTGTAATGCGCCAAAGAATAAGTTACCCGCAATATTCTTTGCGTGGGTTACTGGGCTAGACAATAGACCATTAATCCAAGTTGAGAACCATATGTCTTTCAATGTCCCAGATATTGTTTTTTCTGCAAGGTCTCCCATAGCAGATTTGCTTGATAGGGCTGTGTACTTGTTAGCCAAATCAAATGCAGAATTAATACCACCGGCTTCAGTCATGAGACCAGAAAGCATCTCACCTCTATTTACTGATGACTGTCTAGCTTGGGAGAAGATACCGAGAGATCTAGCAATATCAATTTGCCTACCCTTGACGGCCTTAACAACCGCCCCTTCATAAGCAATGGCCTGTAAAAACTGAGAGGATAAATCATCTGTTAATTTACCATCTTTTTTGGCTTGCTTAACTTTCAAACCAAGGTCATAGGTTCTCTTGCTGGCATCAGACTGAACCAGCAGCATCTTGTATGCTTTGCCGTAGTCAGCCTCTGTGGCCACGCTTGGATCTAGCAGTCTGGCAACGAATGCCTCATCGTATCCTTCAGCGGATGCCTTAGCAGCAAAGTCTGTATAGCTAATTCTCTCAAACTTATCTGCGCCAACTGACCTAGCAACAGCCTCAATGTGCTGTTTAAATGTATCTGGGCCATCAATCAAATCTAGGTTAAGCACAGTCTCTGGCACACCAGCCGCAACCTCTGTTGGTGTGGGTGAGGGTTTACCCGTAGTCGGCATGGTTGGAGTGGCTTTTTCAATAGCCTCTGCTTGTGCTGGCTTGGCCTCTTTAATAACGCTATAAGGACCTACTTTCCCTGTCTCTGTACCTTCGGGTAGGATAGGTCTTTCTGTGCGCTTAGGAGCCTTTTTAACTGCCCTCCTAATCATTGATTCAAACCCAGCTACTTGGGTTGGTTCAAACTCAGGATTCTGGTCTGTTAACTCTACCGGGTCTACTGGCTCGGATTCTGGTGGTAGAGCAGCAACATCTTGCTCTACTGTGGAGAGTTCATCTAAGCGCTCGTTTAATGGCTTTATAGACATTACTCTGCTCCCTCAACTGTCTGTTTGTTTAAAGCCTTTTCTGCTGAGGCTTGCTCTCTACTGAGCCTTAGCTTATCTAGGCGCTTGGCATTTGATTCGAGGAGTTTGCTTTGAGAACTTCCAAGAGCCTTGCTTGTTTCGCTGCTAGATCTGGGTTTTTTGACTCCTGACCCAGCATTATCTGTTGCAGTAGCTGTACGGAGTCTATCGAGCTGGTCTTTGTATCCAGCTTGTTCGAGGATTGGGGCATATCTTTCATCATAAAATAGTGTCCTAAAGTCAGGGGTTGATGCTATCAAATCATCTGTAATTGCATTATCTTTAATCAATTGTAACGCAGACCTAGTTTCATTGGCATCGCTGGCTTTTTCATATAAAGTCTTAGCCCATGACCAAATGGTTTCTTGAACTTCTGCTGGGGTCCATGTTTCGCCAGTTAGCTTTGTTAAATATTTAGCTGTATCCCGAACCCTAGCATTCATTGCTAAATATCCAGGCCCTTTACCAGCATCTGTTTTAGTTAAACTTCCACTAAATATTGTTTGGTCTACTAAAGAGAATGATGCCATCCATGCATCGTTAGTAACTTGCTCAACATTGCCTTGCAAGTTTTTCATAAACGAATCAACTTTTGGCCCAGACAATACTAGTGTTGATGGATCCTCTGAGGTAAGCGCTCTGACAGAGTTATTTTTCCATGCATCCAATACAGACTCTTCGCCTTTGCTACCTTGAACGCTTTGACCCATAACAGAGATAATTGATTCTCTATCCTGTGGTCTTCCAGCTGCTGTCCAGTTTCTCCATATCTGTAATGCGTTATATAAATTTGACTCAACACTTGTTTGTGGACTTGTTGCAGAAAGTAAGGCTGCAAATCTTGGCGCATCTTGACCAAATACTTCAATGATTGCTTTTGCTGATCCTTCGTACCATCCCTTTTTAGCAATGCCACCAACTGCGGCAGCTGCAAATTCTTTTGTGCTTGGAAGAGTTGTTAATATGTCTACCATTTTTATTGCTGTATCTGTACGCAATTTTCCTTGCTCTTCTGGAGTTAAATTCTTAATTGCCTTTTGCAATACAGCTGCCTTATCTCCTGGTATTTTTAATTCTTTATCACCAACTTTTACGGCCATCAATAATGCATCACCAAGTTCTCCAACTGGTTGAATGCTTAAACCAATTGGCATATTTTTGGTGGCTTGTATAGCACCTTTAATTACCTTTGGCGCATCTAGCAATCCTGGTGCTGGCAAGAACTCTCCAACAGCCTGTGCTACGTCAACTGTCTTTTGGCGCTCTGCTGCATTTGGTGCGCCAGCTGGTACAACTTGTGGCAATACATTGCTTTGCAAAACCTCTTCAGATGTTGGGAACATACGCTTTCCCATTACGGCTTCTGCGCCCTCTTGGTTAATCATGTCAACGATAGAGCGGATGTCTCCAGGCAATCCAATCGCAGCGCCTGTAGCGCCACGCATTGCGCCAGCCAAAGTATCCAATAAAGCAATTAATGGCTTATCTAGGCCACCGGCCTTAGCGGATTGTTGCGGAGTAACACCAGCTCTGCCAAGCCTGACCCCAGTTTGTGGAACGTCAGACGTTATTGGACCAGCAGCCAACATCGTATCCTCTACAGGCATCTCGGTTGGCAAGACAGAGTCTTTAGCCAAGTCATCCATGAATCGTTGGTCAATCATTTTTGAATAGCCCTTACTTGTCTCATAATCTTTTTACGCACATCTTCGTTTTTAACACCAGCACGTCTTAAATCTTCATCAGTCCAATTCTCTTTGTACTCAAGACCATTTTCCTTGGATATGTTTTCAAGATTTTTCCTAGCTGTTTCTTTTGCGCTAACAGAATCAGAAATTTCTTTTTCTTTAACAAGGGTCTGAGCTGCTTCCATAGCATTGAATGGCAAGCCAGCATTTAAGGCATCTTGTTTCTGTTGTGCTAATGTTGCCTTGGCTCTAGATGCTTTTGCTTTGGAATCCTCTAAGCCTGGAGATAGCGGATCATTAATGCCAAGGGTGTTGTCAATAAACTGTCTAGCAGCGCCCATGTCTTTCTCATTGCCACGAGCAATCTTCTTGAGGGTGTTTGCCTGTCTCCAAGATATCTGACCATTCTTAGCAAGGCCATCTATGTCAGCCTCGCCCAACTTACCTCTGTCAGCCAATGACTCAAAGTTGCCGTAGTTCTGTGGATTAGCACCAGCCAAATCACCATTGAGCCAAGCCTTGCGTTTTTCATCTGGCAAAGTAATGCCTAATGCTTTTGACTGTCTGTAAGCCTCTGATCCACTAATCTTGCCAGCGTACAAGTTATCTTCAATGGTGTTTAACTCATCAACATTTTTTGATGCGTTTAACTTGCTGGCTCGCTCCCACATGGTAGCCTCTTCACCGGCTCTTTCAATATATGCTTTCTTGAGTTTGTCTCTGTCAACAGTCTTCATTACTTCTGACAACTTTCCAAAGTTACCAGACTCAATTAACTTAATTGCTTGTGATGGGGTATCTGCAAATGTAGGGCTTAGTGTGTAATCAACAATAGCATTAAGAACTTTTTTGTTGAAGTCTTCCATAGATGACTTTACAAATTCTGCTTTACCAGTTTGTATAGCGGCATCATAAACTCTGCTTCTTTCTGATTTAATTCTGTTAAAAAGCATTGTTGGATCATTTTCAGACTTTAATGTATCAGCAATAATGGTTGATGTAGCAGCCAATGCATCACTTGCTAAAACAACTTTTCCTTCTGCAACAATTTTTGCAAAGTTCTCAGTTGCTTTTACATATACAGCATTACCAGCTGTAGCCATAGAGCTTCTAAACCTTAATCCCTCTTCAGCATCTACAGAACTAATTGCTTTAGCATATCCAGCGGTTAATGATTTAATTGTGGTTTGAACTTCTTTTAAATCAAAAGATCCTGTTTCTACAGTAGCGCTTAACTTAGCCAACTCTTGACGGCCAAGAACCTCTAATTCACTACGCAATTGACCAGCCTGTACTTTTCTAGCGGCATCACCAAATGCTGTGCCAGGCTTTGCAAATAATTCAGCTGGGCTTTTACCTTCTTGCATAGCAGTCATTACTTGCTCTGCGCTTGGCATATTCTCAGCGCCATATTGCATACCTTCACGCTGGGCTTTTTCTGTTGCCTCTTTAAATGCAAATCCAGACAGCCTATCTAAAGCAGAATTAATACCTTGAGTCATAGAAATTTGCTCTTTAATATTTGCAAATTCTAGACGTGGGATGTCTGCTGGCAGATAGCCAGTTGGTTGGTAGCGTGGAAGTTCAGCCATAATTTATATTAGAGTGGTTGTGGTTCTGTTGATGGTGCGCTACCAATTTTTGCATACATAAATCCAGCAGAACCTAGCTTACCAGCTGCATCAAAATAGCCAGCCTGTTCAGCAATCTGACCAGCGCCTTCGTAAAGACTTGCCTGAATCAATCCGCTACGCTTAGTCATGTCTGCGTTTTGCAATGCAAAGGTAAACTCTTTACCACCTTTTGTATTGTTGATGGATTGTATTAATCCAGCAGATCCTTCAAAGCCTTGTGTGCCACCAGCAAAGCCACGAGCCACCACAGCTGCATTAGCCTCATTGGTGCGCCTAAGAATCTGGTTAGCTTGTAACTCATATTGCACAGCTCTGCGGTCAGACTCAACTTCTGCTTGCTTGGCTTGCATCTGATACATTTTTCTTTTGTCTTGACCAGCCTGAATTGATCCAGCTGCGCTAACAACAGTTAAAGCAATGGCTGCTGCCGTAATTGGATCCTGATATTTCTGTCCAATATGCTTGTTTACTGCTGGGCCATTAAATGGATCGCCAATTGGGCCATCAAAGTTTTTAAGGTCTTGTCTAGAAAATTTCATATTAAGTTCCCTGATGTGTTGCTACTTTGTACTCTAAACCAAGCAATGTCATTTTTAATGGCACGTCTTGCTCAATTGTAATCTTGCCTTCTGTCGTATAACCTAAAAGTCCATGCATTGTTTTAGTGCCTGTGTACTCGTCAACCGCTTCATCAAGGATGTCACCAAACGCTCTGAATGGCACCTCAATTGTATTAATCTTCATGTGCTGGGTACTGGCCACCAACGCATTAACCTCAACAATCCTTTTCTTAAATCCAATGCGTGTGCCTGTCTGTAGCTTTAGGTCTACCGGCATGGTTACTGCTTTTACAGATATAGGCAAGCCTACCTCAAATTTAGTAGTTGATGAGCGTGGGAATGTAACTGTGCCACCGCCTGGTACTGTTTGGTTAGCCTGTACAGATCCATCAAGAATTACGTTAACTGTTTCTGTAGCTACATGGCTCATTGAGACAGATGCAGCAGCTCCACCAGTTTTAGCGCAGTCTGTCAGCAAGTCGTTATCAAATGCCTCTACAAAATATTGGAATGTGCCGTTTACATTGCGCTTGACTACCACATAGATGGTTGATATATCTACACCTACATCTACAAAGGATCCATCTACAGTAATAAACTCGGATGGGGCAATGACGTTTTGGGCGCGTAGCAATGAGAACACGGCCATCATGCCGTCATCTGCATTAGTAATTAGCAGTAAGTCGTTCTCATCAGTAGCCACAGACCTACGCAAAGCCATACGAGTTGGAGTACGCAAGAGATGGCCAGCAAGTAACGATATCTTTTGCGTGACGTATGTAAGCTGCGTATCAGTATAAGCAAACTCATTTAATGATTTCCCTTGTCGTTGTACAAACAGGGTGCCAGACTCTAACTGTTGAACCCTAACACCTTCTTTAATGCCGTTACGGCTTGCTGTTTTAACAAAGAAATTCGTTGGAGTAATTGGGTCAAGGCCGTTTTGAGGAACATAAAATTCACCTCCTGTTGTAAATACTTGTAGGTCTCTACCAGAGATAATGTCAACAATAGCGTTGAATGTGTTGGTGTCTAGTGTAGCCTCAACCGCATCGTCATCCAAGCCCTCTGTTGGGTCAAAGTCAAAGAACAGTCCAACCTTAGAACCCCATATCGTTGATGGCCTAGTCTTAGACCCGCCAAAATACAAACGGCCTTCATGAAAAGTTACTGAGCGTGGATAGCCTTTACCAGCACTCCATACTGCCTCATAGCCTGATTCGTATTCCCACGAACCATTAGCAATGGCAGAGGTGTTAAAAAATGGGAACTCGGTAATAGCATCTACTGAGGTGCCAGATGTGTACTTAACAATCTTAGCCCTACCTTGTGGAGATGCGTTGACGTATTGGCCAACACTTCCAGCCACAAATACAGAGGAGCTGGCGGTTAATGTAATCTTACCCGATACAGCCGATGGTGTTAGCGTACCCGCTGGATTAGAAAAGGCAGCGGTAAAAGCATACTTTGGAATAGAGTCAAAAGTAATTGCTGTGCCTGTCCATGTGGCATCTGTGCCACCCCTAACAATCTTAATTGGATTAATGTCTGGATGAACCACAATAAGCGTATCGGCAGACTGTGTCCATACAATGTTTGCCAACCTAGCGCCAGTAAGCCCCAATGCAGATGTATCTAAATAATCATTAGCACCACCATTAATCGCTGTAATCAAAGCCTTATTCTTAAAAACGTGCATCCGATTATGCGTAAAGCAAAGCATATAGGAATCCGATGTGCTGAACTCAAACTCAACTAATCGGGTTCCGTTGCCAGCAGACTCTGTGCTAGTGTTTGGCAAGGATGAAATGTACTTAGTGCCAGGTCTACGTCTAATGCCACCCTGTGGCTGACACACCACGTTGGTAGCCTCTTCTAATGCGTTCTGATAGGCAGCCAAATCAACCCTTGCCCGGAGCAATGGGTCTAACTCGCCAGTAGAAAAGTTTGTCTGGATAGAGACAAAGCGAGCCATTAATACCTCACAGCAATAAGTGAGAAATCGTTAATTGCGTTGGTTGGCTGGTTTAGGCCATCAATATTCATAGCCTGTCTTAGATATCCACCTCTGCCATTTTCGGCTGGTGAGCCAACAGCGACAGACTGCCAATACTGGCTCTTCTCTGTTTGGTCTGTAATAGGTAAAGCAAGATGCCAAGTCATCATATATTTAAGCAGCTGCACAAAGTAGCTTGGCATATCGTATTCGGGTACAGCGTATTGATAGTCAATATAAACCTGTTGATAATCGGTAAGCAGTTTGCTACCCATAATTCTGTATTCTTTACGAGGTGGGATGCCAACAGAACTACTATCGTAAACAGCTCTAGGTGATCCTAAGCGGTCTCCAGGCAACTGATATTCGTAGCGGTACTCGTTAGTAGGTGTTGTTACTAATTGAGCAATAGAGGTCTTTTTAAAGCTAAATGACCAAGGGTAAAGCATGAGGGCTTGATTGCGAATATCCGCATACAAGCGGTCAGCAATCGATGCCTCATCAGTTCCCTCGTTAAATGAGGAGATAGGCTTTGCGCCTAACATCACGCAAGCATCAGAACATATTGATAGTGC